AGGTACGTTACCAGTTGATAAAAAGTTTTTATAAGTTAGTCTTTTAAATAATATCATTATTTAAGATGTTCTGGTCTTGGATGTTTTGCGTCTTCGTCAATTGCTGTTTCTATAATACCAGAATTTGCTTTAGGGTCTATATGATATAGATTGCCTGATACACTTATTCTAGTACCATCTGATTTAAAAGGAACAACTTCGTGTCTTAATAGACAAGGAAAAATCCACATATCACCTTTTTGAGGAACAAAACCAAACGTATGTATTGCCCATTCAGGTATTTGTGGGTCGCCATAATGAAAACATATACCACCTGGTCCTACACTTCTACCTTTGTATTCAGCTCTTTCTTTTTCTAAATCAGGTGTTTCTAAATAAATTACCCAAGTTAATTGGCCACTATGATGATGATTAGGATTGTATTCGTTTTTTTTCATATAGTTAATCCATAATGACATCAAGTTAAACTTATCTGTCCAACCACCTTTTTCCCAATCGCCACCTCGCCATTCACAATTACGTCTTGAATAGTCTGATATATAAGGTTGAAACTCTTGTACAAACCATTTTTTATCATCACTACTATAACCACGCTGGTCATTTAATACACCAGCCAATTCTTCATTAGCTGCGCCTTCTACTTTTGGTGCGCCTCTTTCTAGTAAACCTTTTATTAATCCGTCGTGTGCTTTATAGTGGTGTACAAAAGGTCCAAAATTTATACTACCTACACTATTTACTTTCATCATTCACTTGCCTCACTATATAGTTCTTTTGCAAAAGCTTTTAATTTTTGTTTATCTAGGTCTGTATTAGTTTGTTCAATATAGTTACCTAAAAAAGTTAATGTGTCTTCGCCTTGCTCAAGTATATCTTGTTTAACAGATACATTAACATCTGACATATCTTCTATAACATCAACAGAGTGTACATTTATTTGATTGTACAATCTATCCATTAAATTATTAAACATATCGGCGTCTGTTCTTTGAGACACAAATAGTTTAATAAAACATTCATCATATTCGTTTATATCAAATTCGTTATAATTTGTTGACTTATCATCATATATTATTTTCTTAAACATCTTAACAGGATTTTCTACTCTTGTCAAGTCTCTGGTGTCAGTATCAAATATATGAAATCCTTTTGGACAATTGTAATCTGACCAAGTCATTTCGTATTGAGTACCTAGATAATATATCTGGCCGTCATCTGATTTCTTATGAAAATGGCCTGATAATACCTTTTCAAATCTCTTAAACATAGCCTTGTCTTGACCGTGGTCATTAAAATGGCCGTTGTGCATTTCAAAACCTTTAACTTCTAAATGACCCATTGCAATAGCTGATGTACTATTTTTAATCTTTTCAACCGAATCAGTTTCGTTATCATCACAAATCCAAGGTATGAATAAGATAGGCAAGTTATCAAACTCAACCTCGGTTGTTTGTGTATAGACTTTAGCACCTTTGTTTATTTCTAAATTTTGTAAGGCATTTACTTCGTTTGTATTCTTATAATAGGTATCGTGGTTACCAATGATAATATGAGTATCAATGTTTAGTTCTTCTAATCTATTCCAAAACTTCTTTTTAAAGTTATGTGCTGTATTGTGGTTAATAAACTTTCTTCTATCAACTACATCACCTAGGTGTATAAGTGTAGTAATATTGTTTTCTTTTAAATATGGAAAAAACAATTCATCATAGAATCTATTTTGATATTTTAAGAAAGCTGGACTATCATTTCTCACACCAAAGTGAGTATCATTTAACAACGCTATTTTCATTATTTCTTTTTCTTAACTGCTTTTTTAGGTTTCTTGTCTTCTTCGGATGTTTCTTCTCTAGGTAAATTAGCTCTTAAATATTCGCTAAACTGATTTTTAAATTCTCTATCTTCACCTGGATGTAAAGTCATATCATCATAATTACCATCTGCAATCATCTTTTGTTTGATTGTAGTTTGCTTCTTTTCTTTTTGAATACGTCTAATAAAAGCGTAATATATTATTTGTGTAAAGTAAGCAAATGGATTATTTGATTTATCTGGATTAAAGTTGTCTAGGTATTGTAAACAATTTTCTATACCATCACTAATCATATCGTCTCTATATGTGTAATTAATAAAGTTAGGTCTGTATGATAAATGATTCGCTATCTTTAAGAAACAACTACCAATATAATCGGTAACTGGTGGTTTTGCTTCTTTTTTTCTTTCAGCTCTTTTAACAGACTTACGATACTCAACCATAGCGGCTAAGAAATCTTTGTTGTTTACGTAATGTTCGGGTTTTGATTTTTGTCTTGCCATAATATCCTCATACTATCTTATTTAATAATAAATGTCAATGTTCATTTCACACTTGACAATTGAAAATTCCTATGTATAATGAGCGGTGTAGCGTTTTCAAGAACAGCTATATTAATGGATAGTTTTATCTTCCTCATCATCATCAAATTCTTCAAATATTTCTCTTAATTTTTTAGAGTCCAAATCACCTAATTGTTCAGACTTATAATTCTTATCTTCTTTCGGAGGCCGAAGAGTGTGATAATCTTTAGAGATAATCGCATACTGACCTGCCATTTCTTTAGTAGCACCGGCGATAGTCATAATTTTATCTTTAGGTATAGTAATTATGTTATCAGGTGAAAAGTTTACCCAACGAATCAAAGCAATATAATCCTTAAATCCACCAGGTGTGAATTGAGGTATATACTTAACCTGTAAAGGCTTTTCTAATCTTAATAGTGGTGAGTTATCCGGAAGTTGAGTATCTTTCTCCGGTAAATGACAAACTATGTCATCACCATTTATTAATTTAATTAACTTTATATTAGTTTTATTATCTTTAATCTCTTGGTGCATTGTCTATCTCTACGTTGTGAATTTCATAATCAAAGTCTTCGCCGTTGTATATATTTATCCGTTCTCTAAAGTGTGCCAAAGTATAGTTTTCCTTTTCATTATAAGTTAAATCGTCTGCGACATCATACAAAGTTGCGTGTGAATTATTATCTTTTAATCGGAGACCTCTACCTATTGATTGTAAGTTTCTTATCCTGGATTTACTAGGACTAGCAAAAATAATGTTATGCAAATTCCTAATATTAATGCCGGTACTGAAAGTCCCATAACTCGCAACGATAATAGAGTTGTCAGACTTTTCTGTAAGTTCTCTAATACGTTCTCTTTCTTCGGTATCAACACCACCATAAACATAAAAAACCTGTTTATCAGTAGCCTTATCTTTAATTGCTTCATACAAATCCTTTCCGTGTTTTTCTACATATTGAAACAAACATAGTGTATTGCCTTGTAGGCCAGAGGCCAAATTTCTTATGTACTTATTTCTTTTTTCGTGAGAGACTAAAAAGTCCATTTCTTCTTGATATGTTTTACCTTTAATAAATTCTCTTTCTTGTTTACCGTGTTGTAAGACCAAACAATATATTTTGAGGTCAGCTAGTTTTCCCTTTTCCTGAAGTTCAGTTGTGGATACTACCTTATTTACAGCACCAAACAAACCCTCTAATACTAATTTGTGTGTTTTACTACCATCTAAAGTACCTGTCATTCCTACTCTATATGGACATTTTACTAACTTGGTCATTATCTTTGTTAATGATATTGCTTTAAATAAGTGTGCTTCATCACCAATAATCATACCAAATTGTTGAAACCATTTTTTAGGTTGATTGTATATAGATTGCCAAGTAGATATTATAATAGACTTGTTTGTTTCTTTTTCGTGACCTTGATATATTCTATGTACATTTTTTTCAGGCGACCAACCATAATCTTTAAAATCTTTAAACAATTGTTCTACTAATGATGTTGTTGGTACAATAATTAATATTTTTTTATTGTTCTCTTTTAATCTTAATATATTAAATCTTACCAATAGATAAGTTATCAGAGATTTACCAGAGGCAGTTGGCGACAATAACAAGCACCTATTTGTTCTTGTTGCATATACAAATGCCTCTTTTTGGTAATCTCTAACTTTGAAAGGTATCTTTAAGGCTTCAATAAACTTATTAACTTTTTTATCATCAACCTTTGTTTCAGTAATTTTTGTTCCGTCAACTACTTCTATTTGATTGTCTTTACACCATTGTAATATGTAAAGATAAAGACCAGCATATATCTGTCCTGTTTGATAAGAGAATAATCTAATTTTACCGTCCCATTGTCTTGCCCTATATTGAGGCATAAACTTAAAACCTGGCACTTCAAACGTAAAGAATTCTCCTAACTCTCTACGAATAGAATCATCAGCTTCAATTTTTAGGTAAACATCATCCTTCTTATCAATGATAAGGTATCTTACATTGGTCATTAAATAGCGCCGCTAGTAAACTTACGCCACTCAATCGCATTTTTTATTGTAAAGGTTCTATTTGAAATTTGTCTAATAGTTTTGTCTAAAAAATCTGTGGTGGTTTGTAAGTAATCTACTTTTTGTTTTGCACGTTGTATCTCTTCATCTGAATCAAGATACTTGTCAACGTCTTGTCTTAATAATTTAAAGTTAAAAGGTTTCTTTGCATATACTGAAGCGTCTGATTTGCCTGTATAATATTCCCACTTATCTCTTTTAATAGTGTGAAGTTCAGACTCAGCTCTACTTAACATAAGTTTATACTTTGTCAAGTGTTTCATATATGTGTTGTGTAATTGAGGTGTTTTTAAAGATTCTAAATCTAATTCAGTATCGTTTAATTTTAAATCTTTATCAACTTGTTCTTGTAGTTTTTCTAAATCCATAATGTATCCAATCTATCATAATTTACTCAAAAAGTAAAGTCTGGTTTAACTTATTGTATCTAAAGTTTTTCCACCTTTTACAGCGAATTCGTATATCTTATATTTAAATGTAACCGTTGCCGATAGATATGCTACATCATCAGCTTGTTGATTAAAGTTTAGTCCTGACAAACTAATAGGAAAAACATCACTAAAACGTACTTCAATATTGTGTCTATTTTTACTAGATAATACGTTTAAAGTTGCGTCTGAAAAAGCAGGACCCATTGGCGTAGCACCACCTGTTACCTTACCGGGGTCTGTAATTTTTTGACTAGAACCTTGCAAAGGAAATCTATCAGCACCTGATTTGATTAAATCTGCGAATTGTGTTCTTGACTTTGGAAATCCTAACCCCATCATCCAACCGTGTATTTCTCGGTAGTTTTCTAAATTCTCATCTACCATAAACGTACACTCTAGGTCACCAAAAGTAATCTTTTCTCCTGGTACAGGTATATCTGCAAGAGGAGTAGGTTGTTTAATATCATTTAAATTAATAGAGGGTATATTAGCAGCCGTACAAAAGTATTCTACTTTAGGTAATTTGATAATAGAAAATTTAAACTGCGTTGGAGCAGCTAAATCTAATTTAGTTGGTTGTCTTGATAATGCGTTAGT